TGATGGTCCCACCAAAGGCGTTGAGCCTGAGAGTTGGAGTATTGAATTTGTTCCTCTATGGCAGAACACAGAAGAGCAAGAGGCTTAATAAGGAAAACAGTAGCTGAAACGGATCGTATTTATATGGAGATGGGAGTTTTAACATCTTCAGAAGTAGCCATTTCAAGGTTTGGTGGCGATGTTTGGTCAATGAATACAGAAATTGACTTAGAAGCTAGAAAAGGCGGTTACGATCCAGAAGAAATTGCTGATTTAGAAGCTGAAAAGAAAGCAAATGAAGAAGAAGAAAAGCCTCCTGCTACAATAGGTCCAGATTTTGTTCAAAGTAATATTGAGAATCCTAGAAGGAACGTGTAATGGCTGTTAGTCAAAAAACCCTATCTTTGATTAGGTCTAGGAGTGAGAAGCAAATAAAAAAAAAGATGAAAAAGCCACCTATATGGTTTCACCCTAACGCAATAGAGATTGAATATAGGCGTGTTTTATACAACTTAACTCGCCAGCTAAGAAAACTAATCCGAGAAAATTTACTCCCTAGAATACCTGGAATGATAGTTGAGGTTAATTCATTAACTCCAGAACCTTCTAGAGGGGATGATTGGAGAGATGAATTACAGGGGATAATTCTAACAATTTCAGAAGCTATTCTTCCAACCGTTGAGCAAACTATCACAGCTATGGAGAGAATAGGGTTACAAATAAGCAATTACAACCATGGTCAGTTTAATAAAATAAACAATTCTGTTTTCGGAGTAGATATTTTTATCAATCAACCCTGGCTTGCGGATCAGTTGGAGCTTTTTGCTTCTCAAAACTCACAGTTAATAAAAAGTTTGCCCTCTCAAGAGTTACTACAAGTTGCAGGAATTGTTGAAAGACGCTTACAAGAAGGAAGGACAACTGTAGTTGTGGAGCAGGATTTAATAAAAAGATTTGGAATTACAAGGCGACGTGCTAAATTAATAGCAAGGGATCAGACAACTAAATTAAACGCTAGTTTGACTAAATTACGCCAACAAGAGCTTGGAGTTGAAGAATATGTATGGCAAACAGCGGAAGATGAGAGAGTGAGAAGTACCCACAGAGCAAACAATGGTAAAAAATTCAAATGGGATAACCCTCCTGCAATTACTGGACATCCTGGCACTGATATTAATTGTAGGTGCGTTGCTTTACCTGTACTTGAAGGAGTAATAGATTAATGTCTGTAGCAAGATATGATAAAGGTTCCGTTCGTGGCGAAGCTTCTATGACTGAAGAGGGTTATATAAGAGCTACAGCTGTTGTGACAAAAACGGGAGTCTTTAGATATAGAAATCCTGATGGCACTGTTAGAAGAGAACTAAGACACCCTATGGATGTTTTGCAGGAAGAATCTCTCAATACTATGAAAATGATTCCCGTAACTAACGGTCACCCTATCGGAAGATTGGTTAACGCTGATAATTCTAAGGAGTTAGCGGTTGGATACACAGGAGAGATAGTTGAGCAAGATGGTGAATTTATCCTTTCAAAGCTCGTTGTTACTGATAAGAACAGCGTTGAAGCGGTTAAAGAAGGAAGACGGAAAGAGTTATCTCTAGGCTATACAGTTGATTTAGTTCCAGAAGTGGGAGACTATAACGGTGAGGCTTACGACTTTAGGCAAACAAATATAAAGTATAACCACTTAAGCCTTGTGGATTTAGCTAGAGCAGGTGGAGAGGCTAGAATAGCTTTAGATAGTTCTGATGCAATACAAATTGAAAAAGAGGAGTCTGTAATGGCAAAAGTTAAATATAAGAGAAGAGACGGTGAAAAAGTTGAAATGGAGCTTGAAAACAAGGATGCAGAAGCAGTTGAAAAGCTCTTAAGTGACATGGAAAATCTCAAAGAAGAAAAAGCCCGTGTTGAAAAAGAGATGGAATCGGTAAAGCTTGCTCTTGAAAAATCACAAGGCGAAAAAGATGCTATGGAAGAGAAAGTAAAAGATATGGAAGCTGGCGAAAGCGAAGAAAAAGAAAAAGCTGAATCAGAGAAGATGGATGGAATTATTAACGATAGAGTCAAAAAGCGTGTAAAGCTTGAGAAGATTGCAGGGTCTGTACTTCCGAAAGAAGCGGTTGAAAAGCTAGATTCTCTATCTGATTTAGATATTAAGAAAGAGGTTGTTAAGATCCGCTCTAAGCTAAATTTAGACGATAAGAGCGAAACTTATATTGATGCTGCCTTTGATATTGCTATTCAAGGCGTAGAAAAAGCCACAGTTAAAGCAAGCCCTAAAGGTCATACTCAAAGCAATTCTGATAGTGAAATGCCATCAGCTGATAACGCAAGAAAGAGAATGATCGATAGACAAATGAATCCAAATAAAGGAGCTAAATAATATGAGCGGACAATTAAGCTATGATAATTTGATGACTAACGGTAGTGCTGGTGAGCTTGCAGATTGCGGTTTTAAAAACGTGCTATCTCCACAATGTTCAGAAGAAATGCCAATTGGTTTAGGTGTTGCTAAGGTTGTTGGGTCAGACTATAAGGTCAGACTTCCACACCAAAATCTTTCAACTATCGTTTTTGATGCTGACTTGGTAACAAGTAACGTCATTAATGGTGATGTTAACGGTGTTGCAATTAGTCCAGTGACTTTTTCAACTAATCACCTAACAACTATGAACCTAATTAAAGCAGAACTTGAAGGCCTTGATGCGGTTGAAAGTGCTACGGTTGGTGGTTCAGGAAATAGAACTCTTACAGTTGTAGCTGCCGAAGATGCGGTTGCTGTTTTCCTTGAAAACTGGGTTGTTACCCTTGGAGCAGGTCAAGCAGGTGTTACGCTAAGTAATACTAGCTCTGATTCTCTATATGGTATCGGTCTAAGAACTCAAAATAAAGAGAACTTATACGCCTCTACTGGCTCAAATGGAGTTGCCCCTTATTATGTAGGTGATTGCGTTTCAATGCTAACCAAGGGACGAGTATTCGTTGCTGTAGAAGATACTTTAGATTCTGATAGTGATGTTTACGTTAGATTCTACGCAAACGGTGCTAATACACAGCTAGGGTCTTTCCGCTCTGATGCTGATAGTGGTACAGCTTTAGCATGTGCAGATTGTGTATGGCGTGTTGGAGCATCAGCAGGTGCATTAGCTGTTTTAGAAATCAATAAGCCAAATTAAGGAGCAAAAAAACATGGATAAGATTCAATCTGTAAATCTCGACGACGGGGAGACAATGTTCTTTGCTCGTGAGTTAGAATACGTAAAAACAAGATCATATGACGTTCAGTTTCCAAAGCTAAAAGCGTTGGCAGGTCTTATGCCTATCAGCACTGAAGCTGGTCCAGGTGCTGAATCAATTACATATACCCAATACAACCCAACTGGTTTGGCTAGAGTTATTTCTAGCTATGCTGATGATCTTCCACGTGCTGATATTCGTGGTAAGCAATTCACTCAACAAGTGAAATCTTTGGGTATTAGTTATGGCTACTCTGTTCAAGAAGTTCGTGCAGCTATGTTTGCAGGAAAGCCTCTACAGCAAAGACAAGCTAATGCAGCTCGTCAAGCTAACGATCAGCAAGCTAATAGGCTCGCTTGGTTTGGAGATGATGACTTTAATTTAGTTGGGTTCTTATATGCCCCTAATGTTCCAGCCGCTTCTGTTCCTAATGATGGAACAGGGCCAAGCACACTTTGGGTAAATAAAACTCCAGATCAGATTTTGCGTGATATGAATCAATTAGCTAATAGTATCCCTGCCTTGACACTAGGTGTTGAAGCTCCGAATACTTTAATTATGCCAATTGAACAGTATACGCTAATCAGTTCAACTCCTCGCTCTTCAACTTCTGATACAACTATTTTGGAGTATTTCCTTCAAAATAATCCTTTTGTTGATTCAGTTGAATGGGTTAACGAGTTGAAAGGAGCAGGTCCACTAAGTGTTGATATTATGGTTGCTTATGAAAACAACCCTGATAAGTTCACTCTAGAGATCCCAATGCCCTATACTCAATACCCTCCACAAGAGAGAAATCTTAATTTTGAAATTCCTTGTGAATCAAGATTTGGTGGAGTAATGATTTACTACCCTCTTTCAATTTCAATCGGGGAAGGTATCTAATGGCTATAGTCAAGTATAATGGTTCAAACATCTTGTACTATGACTTTAGAGTCCGACTTTTTCCTGGAGTCAATGAGGTTTCAGAAAAAGATCTAAAAGGGATGAGGGGACATTTTTTGTTCGCTCATCGCTTTAATGAAAAGATTCTTGAAGTTATGGAAGAAGATAAAGAAGATAAAGAAGAGAAAGTTTCAAAAGGAAAAAAAGCTAAAAAGTCAAAGGATGATAAGCGACCTGAAAAGGAAATGCTTAAGTTAATCCCTGAAATTTTTGATGCTGAATTTCTTAAGAAAATCATCGAAAGCGATGGAAGAGATAGTGTGGTTTCTGAAGCTGAAAAGCAACTTCACTACTTATCTATCAAAGCAGAAGATGAAGAAAAGAAAAGCTCTAAGCCTTTAAAGGGTAAATAGTATGGCGACACCTACAGATTCAGAAATCTTAATAGCTCTATATGCTATAGCTCCTCAATTTGCTAATCCTACGGAAGAGCAATTAACGACCTATGAGCAATTGATAACTTATTTACGTTGTCAAGTAGATGTTAATAGGGTTTCTTGTTGTGCTGTTTTGGTGTTTGCTTATCTTCTAGCCCATCTTTTAACGATTAGTGGCAACCCCTCTATTGGGGTTGCTAATAATCTTAAAGAAGGTGATTTGTCAATCGGTTACTCAATAGATCCGAAAGGATCTATATTAGATTCAACGACTTATGGAAAACTATATCTAGACTTAGTCAGAAGAACCGTTTTTGGCGGTTTAGTCAGTAACGTACCTTCTAACTTTTCAACAACGGGATATAATCTTTATGGCTCGTGCGGTTGTTAAGGACATAGATTTAGGCTTCAATGAGATAATCAAACAAATTGAATTAGCAGAAAAGTCTTATGTTGCGGTTGGTTTTCAGGAAGGCACTGAAACTAAGCCTCAAATAAAAGGAACTAGGAGAAAAGAGGGCGGTCTTTCCATGGTTCAAATAGCTATGGAAAACGAATTTGGAACAAGTAAGATCCCTGCCCGTCCGTTTATGTCCACTTCCTTTGATAACAATAAGCCTAAAATCTATAAGTTTATCCAAGATAGTTATGGCAAAGTTTTAGATGGAAAAACCAAGACTTCCAAAGCCCTAGGTCTTATTGGATTATTGATGACTAAGTTAATACAGCAAAGAATTACAGAGATAAAATATCCTCCTAACTCTAAAGAAACGATTA